CACTAGGCGATGAAGATTCACGCCAATATGTCAAGGCAGCAGATGACACCAGCACAAATACTGGTCTAACTCTTGCACCACACCTAAACGAGTTCGCAACAAATACAATCTCTGGCCGTCCAGCCGTTGATGCAGTATCACGTGGCGTACTTCCAGCATCAGGAATGTCATTCACATTGCCTAAGATCTCAACTGCTCCATCAATCACCATCGAAGCAGAAAACGGTGCACTTGGTGGTACTGAAATGGCTTCAACCTATATTACGGTTGATGTCAAAAAAGCAGCGGGCATCCAAACCATATCTTGGGAATTGTTAGATCGCAGCTCACCAGTATTCTACGATCAGTTGATGCGTGAATTGGCAGATGCTTATTCTAAGTACACAGACACAGCAATGATCGCAGCATTTACTGCATCAGGTACAGCAGCATCAACACAAGCTGCAACAATCGCAGGTCTAAAGTCATACATCGCTAAGGAAGTTCCAGCAGCGTACGCAGCATCAGGCAAGTTCGCTACAAACCTTGTTGCTAACACAGCATGGTGGGAGACAATCCTTGGTGCAGATGACACAACAAACCGTCCACTATTTACAGCAGCGCAGCCATCAAACGCTCCAGGTGCAGTAACAGGACAATCAATCACAGGTCAGGTTCTAGGACTTAACCTTGCTGTTGATCCACACATGTCAGTAACAACATTGATCGACGAGTCAGCGTTCATCGTTGCTCCAGATTCATTCCGTTACTACGAATCACCAACAACAACTCTGCAGGTTCAGGCACTAGCCAATGGACAGTTGCAGGTTGCCATGTATGGTTATTATGCCATTGCGCCAATTTTTGGCGGAGGCGTACGTCGCTTTAACCTTACATAATAACTAACTAATCATGGCGGGGGGGTTGCTCCCGATCTCCCCGCCAGCAGTATAGAGAGGATCGAAATGCCAACTATTATCACAGCTTCCGAGCTACGTACGGTGCTTGGTGTTTCGGTCTCTTTATATTCTGATGCCGTTCTAAACGACATCATCGACACAGCAGAAGCAGTCATCCTTCCACTTCTTAATTCTTATTCTGTGGCAATCGATGCAGTATCTTTGACAGACAATGTCGCTTACTTTGCAACAGTAAATCTCAACCCATTCGGAGAAGGTCAATCGGTAGTAATTACAGGCTGCGGTTCTCCTTTCAATGGTACACACACAGTCACTACATCACTTCTCAATGATGATGCGTTCTCAGTTGCTATTACTAACGCAGACATCATCTCAAAGAATGTAATCCCTTCTGGACTTGCTACTCTTTCGGGCGCAGCCACATACGTTGGTAATGCAGCAGTAGAGACAGCCGTTACAGTCGTATCAGTAGAAGTATTCCAATCTCGTACTGCTCCTGGTGGACAGATCGAAGGCGTGGACTTTGCTCCAACACCTTTCCGCATGGGTCGCTCACTTTACAATCGCGTATCGGGCTTGCTTGGGTCAATCGTTGATGTAGGAAGCATCGCTCAATAATGCCATCAACGATACTCTCAGCAGTCCGCACACCATTAGCCACAGCTCTCGCAGGCGTTGCCGCTAATGTGTTCTCATACGTGCCAGAGCAGATTCCTGCTCCTGCTGTTGTAGTTGTGCCAGATTCACCATACCTTGAATTTGACACAATCGGTAAATCATCTTTCAGATGCAAAGTCAATATGACCATCACTTGCTGCGTTGCCTATAACAGCAACCCTGCAAGCCTCGACAATATCGAGCAACTAATCACAAGTGTTGTAGCCGTCATCCCAGCAGGGTATGAGGTTTCAGCAGTAGATCGACCAACAGTGACAACAGTGGGTGCTAGTAACTTACTGGTCGCAGACATTCGCGTGTCCACTTGGTACACGCAGACAGCCTAAGGAGAACAAGTGCCAACAACAGTAATCACAGGGCGCGACCTGATCCTGACCATCGCTACAGTAAATTACGATGCTCAGACCACTAGCGTTACACTAACAAACGAAGCAACTATCGATGTTTTTCAGACATTAGATGGCAAGGCTTACAAGCACACAGATGATCAATGGACACTAGATGTTGCATTGCTATCTGACTGGGGCGTTGCCTCATCACTATGCGAAGCAATGTGGACAGCATGTGAGACAGCACCAAACACAACATTGGCGGTATCATTGACAGCAGCTACAGGCGCAGTCTTTACCTGTAACGTGTTGCCAGTATTCCCATCAGTCGGTGGAGAAGCACCAGGCGCACAGACACAAACTTGGTCATTCACAGTCGTGGGTGTTCCAACAGAGACATTCAGCTAACATCTAACTAACGGGAGCAAAGATGCAACAGACATACATAATTAAATACAGCAGCGGTGATGAGCAGACATTGACTGCCTATCCGCCAGATTTTGCAAAGTGGGAACGAGCAACATCAAAGTCCATTGGTGAGTTTCAAGGCATCTGGGATTTGTTGTTCGTTGCCCATAGCGCATACAAAAGAGATGCAGCAGGCAAGCCAACCAAGCCTCTTGAGATTTGGATGGAGTCGGTAATCGATTTCGATCGAGTAGCTGATAACCCAAAAGCCACAGCAGAGGAAGCGTAAGCCGCCTCTTAATTGAACTAGCAATAGCCACAGGAATACCGATGAGCGAATGGAAAGATGCCAGCGATATTCTGACAGCGATTGAAGTATTGGAGGAACGCAATGGCAAGTGAAGCAGTCACTTATGACCGCAAAGAATTGCGCGCCCTAACTCAAGCATTCAAGGCTATGTCTGATGAGGCAGTAACTCAGGCTAAGAAGGAATCCTCAGCATTAGCAGAGTTCGCATCTGACAAGATCAAACAGGCAGCGGCAACCCGACAGGTTTCGGGTGTTGCTGCTCGTCGTATTGCAGATGGTGTTCGCATATCTAAATCATCAAAGATTGGCGAGTTCTCTTATGGATTCGCCTCTCAGCGATTCTCAGGCGGTGCGACCACTCGTGACCTATGGGCTGGTATGGAATTCGGTTCTAATCGATTTAAGCAGTTCCCAAATCGCACACCATCCTCAGGCAGAGGCAATGCGGGTTATTTCATTTATCCAACATTGAGAGCGATCCAGCCAGAGATCGTCAGACAATGGGAAGAAGCATTCGGAAAGATTCTAAAGGAGTATAACTAATGGCTGGAAGTAGAACGCTTAAGTTATCCATCCTTGCAGATGTCGATGATTTACGGAAGAAGTTAGGGCAAAGCTCTACAGAGGTCCAAACTTTCGGAGACAAGGTTTCCAAATTCGGCAAGTTGGCAGGTGCGGCATTCTTAGCTGCTGGTGCTGCTGCTGGTGCTTATGCTGGCAAGTTAGCCATTGATGGAGTTAAGGCTGCAATCGAAGATGAAGCAGCACAGATTAAATTGGCTGGTGCATTAGAGCGAGCCACAGGCGCAACCGATAAACAGATCAAAGCAACAGAGGATCAGATCCTCAAACTATCTTTAGCGACAGGTGTTGCAGACGATAACCTTCGCCCAGCGTTGAGCCGTCTAGCAGTTGCAACAGGCGATGTCAATAAGGCTCAAGACTTACTTGCTCTTGCATTAGATATCTCTGCACAGACTGGCAAGCCATTAGAAGCCGTCTCTAACAGCCTTGGCAAAGCATTTGAGGGTAATACAGCAGCTCTTGGTCGCTTAGGTATCGGACTGAGTGCAGCAGAGCTTAAGACCATGTCATTCGAGCAGGTACAGGGGCAATTGACCGATCTATTCGGTGGAGCAGCTGCTGCTAATGCTGAAACATATGAGGGCCGTATCGCTCGACTTCGTGTGGCATTTGATGAAGCCAAAGAAGGTATCGGAGCAAGACTTTTACCTATCATCGAGGATCTAGTCAATCTCATTGTCAATAAGGTCATTCCTAATCTTGGCAAGTTCGCAGAGTTCTTCAAGCCAATCACGGATGCAATCGTTCGTAACAAAGAGACATTCCAGGACTTTGGCAGATTCTTAGTTGATTATGTAGTCCCAGTCCTAGTGGTCACATTAGGCGGTGCGCTTAAGGCAGTTGGCAAGATAGCTGGTGGAATCATTGACATCATCGGTGGAGTGATTTCAGGCATCACAAAGGCTGTTCAAGCCGCTAGCAATGCAATTGATGCTGTAATCAAAAAATATAACTCAATCCCCATATTGCCTAATATCAGCACAATCGGTTCAAGTGTTCCATCTGTGCCTACAAAGGTTCCAGTCTCAGGCGCGGATGCAGCTAGAGCAGGGGCTATCAATATCACAGTCAATGGCGCGGTGGATTCTGCTGGTACTGCTCGACAGATCGCTGGCATTCTAAAGAATGAGGCAAGCACTAGCGGTTCATTTAACACTCTTGGATTGAGTACATTCGCTCGATGACCTGGAATCCTAATTGCACAGTTACAGTCGATGGGGTTGATTACAGCTCAAAGACTATCAATGCGGTCTCAGTAACCTATGGGCGCACAAGCTACTGGGAGCAGGCTCGAACAGGTTATGCCACAGTAGAGATCGTAAATTGGGATGACACAGATTACGCATTCGAGATTAACGATTCAGTGATAGTCAAAGTCGATAACGCCTCAGCGGTGGCACGCACAGTATTTACAGGCAAGGTCACAAACATCGCCTCTCGCATGGTTTCAGTTGGATCAGTCGAAGAAGTCGCGGTCATTACACTTACAGCCGTTGGACCCTTTGCGCTTATGTCTCGCACCATTCTTTCAACCTCCTATGCCAAGCAATTTGACTCAGCCCGCATGACTTCAATTTTGACAGATGCAGGCGTTACTATTGACACGGTCGATTCACCAGGTATCTACGAGTTTGCTGCAACTGGTGCATTCGTTGCCGATGCTTATTCCACAGCTGCTAAATATGCTGAAATGGCTAACGGCTATATTTATGAGACGGCAGACGGAGAAGTTGGCTTTGCTAACGAATCTCGCAGATCCGTTGATGTAACTGCCAATGGCTATATGACTATCCCTGAGAATTACATCTTATGGAGATCAGTCTCGAGCAATAAGAGCTTGGGCGATATTCTCAACTCAATCAATCTGACATGGAAGTCAGGCACTAAGACTTCAAGTGATGCAACATCTATTGCTAACTATGGTTTGCTCGGAGCATCGATCACCACAGAATTAGAACACGCAGCTGAGGCTCAAGAACTGGCTGACAAATATGTCGCACTTCGCCGAGTCCCTCGACTGAATATGTCATCGTTCACGATTCAACTAGATTCGCCAAATGTCTCATCGGCTGACTTGGATAAGTTCCTCCAGATGACCATGGGCGAGGCAATCGAGATCAACGATCTTCCAGTACCTTTAATTCCAACTAACTACTACGGATTCGTAGAAGGCTGGATTCTGCAAGTAACACGCAATCAAGCTGCAATCTCCCTGACTACAAGCGAATCAAGTTATTCGATCCAGCCTACACGCTGGCAAGATGTCTCAGCCGCTCTTGCATGGAATGCGGTAGGGGCTGCGGTACAATGGGCTACATACGACTAGGAGCATGAATGGCACAGACAACTAATTTCCTCTGGAGCACTCCAGATGACACAGCATTGGTCAAGAACGGAGCATCGGCAATCCGTACTCTTGGTTCATCCGCTGATAACACCGTTCAAGACCAAGTCATTGCCGCATTGATGGGAGCATACTAATGGCCAATACACCGAAAGCCTTATTCCGTGGAGCAGCTACAACCACAACTACCACAGTGCTTTACACAGTTCCAGCAAGCACAACAGCCATCGTAACTAACATTGCGGTGACTAATACTTCATCTACTGCCTACACTTTCACAATGGCGTTGGATGATATTGCTATCCATACAGCCACAACCATTTCAGGTAATTCAACCATCTACATTGATTTAAGACAGGCTTTGGCAACAACAAAGACAATTAAGGGTGGAGCATCTAATACAGCTGTGAACTTCCATATTTCAGGGATGGAGATCGCGTAATGGGTGCAATACAAATACCACAACCATCGACTATCTGGGTTGAACTAGGCACATCCTCACCTACTTCTGGCTCATCCGTATCTTTTACATCATTGGCTGAATATCGTAATTACAAACTTTATTACTTTGATGTTGATGTAAGCAGTTCTGTTGCTAATTTTACTGTCACATTTAATGGAGATACAGCAAGCAATTATGCTTACATTTCGACCA